TTACACAAGCATTTGATTTGGGTGTTGTTACAGTAGCAACGGATAATATTCCCACCCGACCATCAGAATAAATAAAAGAGATTAACAGGAAAGAAAACGCATGGCACTCTCAAAGATTCAAACAGGATATGTTGACACCAATGCGATTGGGGCAACGGAACTCAATCTCACAGATAACTTTGCGTTTACTGGAACTGTAACTGGTGCTGGAACACTGGTAAAACTTGCACATACAACAGTTGCTGTAGGTGATGCAGATAATTATCCATTCAACTTTACTGATGTGTTTTCATCTACCTATAATAACTATTTCTTTACCTTCACAGTAGCAACTAACGCAACTGGTGTGAGCGGTCAACATTTTTATTGTCAGTTTGGAAATGGTGGAACATGGGTAACTGCAAGTAACGCCGTCAGAGGTGGCTCAACAAATTTGCAAACTCAATCGAGCGCTACGGTGGGTGTGCAAAACTATCTTTCTGTGGCAGGAATACATCAACTAAATGGAACGCTGAACACCACCGAAAATGGAATGTTTACTGGAACAGGAATAATTACAAATCCATTTAGTAGTTATTATCCAGTGCAAGTTCAAACAAAATGTATTATGCAATATTTTTCTACTGAAGTAAATTCTTGGGGAGAAGAAGGATATTCCAGAGAAGATAATGGAGACAAAGCATCATACACTGATGTTAGATTTGGTATCATACAAGGTAATAGCGCTTATTCTGGTGTTGGGTCAGCTGCTACTCGCAGACTTTCATATGGACACATGACAATTTATGGGATGGTAGACTAATGAATATTAGCACTGATGGAATGACATCATATGATGTTGCAGAAAGAATTTTGAAACAAACGGATTGGACTCAACTATCTGATAGTGGATTGACTTCTGCTTGTGTCACTGCATGGGCAACATACAGAGCCGCAATCAGAGTTATTCGCAGAAGAGATGATGCATTAGACTCGTATCCAGCAGATGAAACATGGCCAACTGTTCCTACGATGGAATGGTCAGAATAAATATAGTGAATAGAGGAAAGTAAATAATGCCATTCATAGGACAACAACCGATTACAGGTGCTTATCACAAGTTGGATTCTATCACAACTTCGGCAACTGCTACCTATAACTTGCAGTTGAATGGTGGTGCGTATTACCCAACTAGTGCTAATCACTTGCTGGTTTCACTCAATGGTGTTATGCAGGCTCCACAAGACTCATTCACAGTCAGTGGTTCACAGATTACATTCGCATCAGCACTCACAAGTTCAGATAGTATTGACTTCATCATGGCACTTGGTGATGTGTTGGATATTGGTGTTCCAAGTGATGGAGCAGTAAACACAAGTCAACTTGCAAACTCAGCGGTTACTGATGCAAAGATTGCTTCTGGTATCAGTTCATCAAAACTTACTGGTGCATTACCAGCGATTGATGGTTCTGCATTGACAGGTATTGCATTTGCTGCTGGTGATGTTTATGTGGCAGCGCAACAATCTGGAGATCAAACAATAACTAGGGCAGCAGATGTGCAACTAACAAATCTTATAGCAAATGAAATTGATTCGGATAATGCTTGGGATGGAAGTTCTTTTACAGTTCCTAGTGGTAAGGGTGGAATATATCTTGCATTTATTCAAGCAGCTGCTTATTTTGGAAATATTGGTGTTGACGGTGAATATGCAGATTGTCGTTGGAGAAAGAACGGTGTTGCGACAGGGGTTAATACTAGAGGGATTTCTATGGCCTCTGGGCATAGAGCTCTAAATGAATTTGCAGTTCAAAATCTTAATCTCCTAGAGTTGTCTGCTGGAGATGTATTAACAGCATATGTGAATTTCGCAGATGATAATGGTGGAACTGCTATCACCAATTCATCCAACACACATATTTGGATATTAAGGATAACATAATGGCAAGTTTAATTTCAAAAATTGAAGAATATATTGGTAGACAACTAAATTATGCTAGTCGTGAAGTTGTGGTTGTTATTGATTCTAATGGCGAAAGAATTGAAGAATGGAATATTGAAGGACATGATGAACCAACTTTAGAACAATTGGATGCACTAGAAGTAGATGCTAACTCTAGAGAAGATGGTTATAAATTAAATGCACTTCGCACAGAAAGAAATGCCAAACTCACAGAAACAGATTGGGTTATCACCATGCACAAAGAGTTGGGAACAAACATTCCTGCTGCATGGAAAACATACAGACAGGCACTCAGAGATATTACAGATACCTACACATCATTGGATGATGTTGTTTGGCCGGAGAAACCATAATGGCATTGATTAGAATTAACAATCGTTCCTCAGAAGATACTGCAATTCACGGTAGACGGAATCTGGTTATCAATGGCGCTATGCAAGTGGCACAGAGAGGCACTAGTTCTAGTTTTGCCCATGATGGCACAAGGTCTGGATATACTGTAGACAGATTTGAAAGTGGTATTAGACACACGACAGATGAGTATGAACATACAATAGAACAGGTTTCAGATGCTCCTTCTGGGTTTTCTTATTCTTTGAAATGGACAACGACTCAGGAAGAGACTACAGTAGGCGCAGATGAATACTATTATATACGGCAGGCAATAGAAGCACAAAACCTTCAACACTTATGTTTTGGTTCTTCTGCAGCAAAACAACTTACACTTTCGTTTTGGGTAAAGTCATCTATAACCGGCACTTATGGTATCTTGTTTTTTACACAAGATCCTACTAGAGGTCGTAACGCTACCTACACAATAGATAGTGCAGATACTTGGGAATATAAGACTATAACTATAGAGGGCGATACAACTGGTGCTATTGCAAACGATAACGGCCAAGGACTTGACATTTATTGGGGGATTGCATCAGGGTCGGATTTTAACTCTATCAATTTGACAAGTTGGGACGCCTATACCTCCGCCAGTTTTTTAGGAGGGCACGCACAAAATGGAGTTGCCACTACCGCTAGTGCAACATGGCAAATCACAGGCGTTCAATTAGAAGTAGGCGACACTGCCACTCCATTCGAGCACCGCTCATACGGAGAGGAGCTTGCGCTCTGTCAGAGGTATTGCCAATTCTTCCCACAAGACGGAACTCTTGTGAGAAACATATGGGCTAAAGGAGATGCATCAGGTTCTGGCGCTGTAACTTCTGCTATATGTTTTATTGGATTACAGGGCCCAACTATGCGAACTGACACGCCAACGCTAGTCGGTTCTGATTATACACAAACAAATATTCGAGCTGAGAGTGGCGGCACAATTACAACCTTGACCGCTACTCCCACTTGTTTGTCATGGAGCAAACAACTATGGAGTTGTTCTTTCGGTTCTGCTGATGTTACTGATGGAACACAAATTAGATTTTATGGTTCTACTGATGATAAAATCGGTTTAGATGCGGAGTTATAAAAAATGAATGAAATGAATATTACTGATGCAAAGTATCTATATCACACCAATGATGAAGAAACTATTAAGGTTGCAATTTCAGCAACCATTGATGGTGAGAATATAACTGTTGCTGTTAATGCGAGGGGTAACAGGCATTACAATGAAATCATGCGCCAAGTAGAAGCAGGCACACTAACCATTGCAGAAGCAGAATAAATAAAGAGAAACACAGGAAACGATAGATGGCAATTTCTAAAATTATATTAAACAGCCAACACAAAGATAATGTTGAGTTTACTGGAACTGAAGCGGTTCGTATAACTCAAGGAACAACCGCAGAAAGAGCAAATGCTCAAGCTGGCGATCTTCGTTTCAATTCTACCACATTATTGATGGAGTATTATGATGGGGTTCGATGGAAGTCTATTGACTCACCACCAGTAATCAGTTCTGTATCTCCTCAATACTTTGGTGCTGCTGGGGAAACGATCACTATCACAGGCGGTAATTTTCAGTCTGGTGCAGAAGTATATTTAATTGGCCAAGATTCAACTGAATATAAAGCATCTGTTGTCACTGTAAATAGTTCAACATCTATAACATTTACCACTACATCTGCAATGAATACTGCTGGTGGGGCTAATGATTTATTTGGTGTTAAAGTTGTAAACACCACATCAAGTCTGACCGCAACTCTAACTGATGCCTTGGATTATGGTGCAGATGCTGTTTTCACAACATCTCAAGGTTCTATTGGTAACATTTATGATATTGATCGTGGTGATAAAACTTTTACTATTGGTGCAACTTCTATTGATTCAGACGATACAATTTCACTTGCAGTAACTAGTGGTTCGCTTCCTACTGGAATGTCTATGAACACTTCTGGTGTGATTAGTGGAACACCATCTCAAGAGACTGCTGGATCCAGTTCCACATATAATTTTACAGTTACAGCAACGGTGACTGGAGAAATAGAAACATTTACTTCTACTAGAAATTTTTCTATAACAGTCTTTGGACTAATTGCTACCACATATGATGTAACAGGTGATGATCGAGATGGTGCATTGAATGTATTCACAATCCCTGCTGGTTTAACAAAACTTCAAACAAAAATGTGGGGTGGCGGTGGCGGTTCATATTATGATGGATCAGGAAATAACGGACAAGGTGGTTCTGCTGGATTCACTGATACTACATTTAATGTTTTAAGTGGAGAGGCATATTATACAATCATTACTGCCGGTGGCGGTGGGGCTAATGCTCGTGCCGGATATGGCGGTGGTGGTGGCGGCGTCAATGGTGGTTCTGCTGGTGGTGGAGCTTCCATGATTTTATCTGGCAATATTTCTACTCCATTTCTTCAACAAGATAGTTATGGCATAGGCAACCTCAACTCTGAACCCAGTTCGACCACAAGTTCATTAAGTCCTGTTACTGGTGTAATCGCTGTTGCCGGTGGTGGTGGCGGTGGCGGTTGGTATGTTATCAACAATCAACACGGCGGTAACGGTGGTGGACTTACTGGTGGTGCTGGTTCTGGATATTGGGGAACTGGAACAACTCCAGGCGGCACACAAACCGCTGGTGGGTCTGGAAAACCATATTCACAAGGTGGGTCGTATCTACTTGGTGGTAATGTCACAAATAACGCATCAAACGGCGGTTCTGGCGGCGGCGGTGGCGGCTTCTATGGTGGTGGTTGTTGGCAGGGTTCTACTGGTGGCGAGAACAACGGCGGAGGCGGTGGTTCTGGTTTTGCTGGTTATGTTGATGGAACATCATCGACAGTATTGACTGCAACAGGTTCTTACTCATCTTATACAGATACAACCACAAGAACAAACGGTGATAGAACATACACAAATACTAGTATTATAAGAAGTGCAGACAGATCAACCACGGCCGCCGGAACAAGTGATTCGTATTACAGTGGAACTATCGGTAATGGTGCTGCTATTGGAAGTAACGCTGCTGGTTCTCCTGGCAGAGTTGTGGTTATTTACTAATTAAAATCGCATATATCTTCCAAAGAGGTATTTTTCAATCATCGAACACACAATCCTTATAAATAGAAGGAAGAAGGAGACTGTGTTCGATGGCAACAATTTCTAATTTATTCATAGACCAAGATGCTGATTTCACTACTACAGTGACAATCAACGATAGCACTGGTTCTGCACTTGATTTGACAAGTTACACTGCACTTGCGATGATTCGTAAGACTTATCAATCGACAACTGCAACAACTTTCACATCTACATTTGAATCGCCTAGAACATTAGGTCAAATCACAATCTCACTAACAGACACGCAAACCGCCGCTCTTGAAGCTGGACGATATGTTTATGACTTGGTCATAACAGATGCGTCTGGTTCTAAAACAAGGGTGGTAGAAGGTATTGCAACTGTAAACCCAAGCGTATCAAGGTAGAACTATGGCAATCACTGCAACAGTAAATACTAGAAGAAGTGTGGTGGGTTCTGTATCACAGGGAAACCAACCACAAGTAACTCGTGTAACAGTGCCAGGCCCCAAAGGGGATACTGGTGCTCAGGCATCTGCTGCGTCAATTCAACTCTCTGCACTATCTGATGTTGATGTAACATCTTTTTCAGTGCAAGATGGTTCTTTGTTGCAATGGAGAGCATCTACTCAAAAGTGGACTGCCAGAAACGAACTTGATACAACCACTGGAAATCTCGTTTTGAGCGGTGGAAGTTTTTAACAAATAGGAAGATAAAAAATGGCATTAACATTACAAATCAAAAGATCTACTGGATCAGTAGCGCCATCATCCCTTGCAGACGGTGAACTCGCCTATACCCACGGCAACGAGAAATTCTATATCGGTGATGGTTCTACAGTAAAACTAATCGGTGGTAAGGCGTATAACGACCTTATCGACCATACCGCTGGAACTCTGACTGCTGGTTCTGCTATCCTTGTTGATAGTAACAAAGCAATTGATGATTTCATTGTTGGTAACAACTCAACAACTGGTGGTTCGATGAAGTTCAAAGAAGGAACTTCAAACGGAACAGATCATGTTGCTCTTAAAGCACCAAACTCACTAGGTTCTAGTGTAACCTTTACACTACCAAGTGCAGACGGTTCTGCTGGTCAGTTCCTTACAACGAATGGTTCTGGTGAACTATCTTTTGGAACAGTAACACAATCACTTTCAATTGCTGCTGACACTGGTTCTAACGATTCGGTATCTACTGGTGAGACAATTACCTTCGCTGGTGGAACTGGTATTGATACCACAGTAACAAACAATCAGATTGCAATTGATATTGATTCAACAGTTGCAACTCTTACTGGTTCTCAGACACTTACCAACAAAACAATTGATACTGCGAATAACACTATTACAATTTCTGAAGCAGACATTTCAGATCTAGGTTCTTATATCGAAAATATTACTGGTGAGAGTATCGGTGATCTTTCTGATGTTACTATTACTTCTGCCGGTTCGGGCGATTTCATTAGATATAATGGAACAGCTTGGGTAGACTCAACTATTCAGAATAGTGACATTTCTCAAGGTGCAGTTACACAACACGAAGCAGCATTGTCTATCACTGAATCGCAGATTAGTGATTTACAATCATACTTAACTGCTGAGACAAACGACTTGTCTAGTGTTGTTACTTGGGCAAATGTGCCAGACGCAAATATTACACAAAGTTCTGTAACACAACATCAGGCTGCACTTTCGATTGCAACCACACAGTTGACAGGAACAGTAACTAACGCACAACTTGCTGGTTCAATCACAAATGCGAAACTTGTAAACAGTTCTGTAACAATCGGTTCTGACACAGTTGCATTAGGTGGAACTCAGACAGACTTGAATGGTATCACTTCACTTGATGTTGATAATATTACAGTCGATGCAAATACAATTTCAACCACAGACACAAACGGTGACTTGACACTTGCTCCAGACGGAACAGGAACAGTCACAGTTCCTTCTGGTTATGAGGGCCGTGCTGGATTTGGTTCAGACTCACTCGTAAACAAGTCTTATGTTGACAGTGTTGCAAACGGACTAGATGTTAAAGAATCAGTTCGTGTCGCTACAACTGCTGACTTGTCTGCAACATACGCTAACGGTGCAGGCACATTGACTGCAAGTTCTAACGGTGCAATCGTTATTGACGGTGTAACACTTGTATTGAACGACAGAGTTCTTGTTAAAGACCAAACTACACAGACTGAAAACGGTATCTATAAGGTAACAACAGTTGGTTCTGGTTCTGCTGCATTTGTTCTTACAAGAACACCAGATGCAAACGATGCCGCCGAACTCACTGGTGGTGTGTTCACATTCGTTGAAGAGGGAACTGCAAACGCTGATAACGGTTATGTTGCAACTCACAACGGAACACCAACATTTGGAACAACGAATATCACATTCGATCAGTTCTCTGGTGCTGGACAGATTTCTGCTGGTAACGGTTTAACAAAAACTGGTAACACTATTGATGCAGTAGGAACTGCAAACCGTATCTCTGTTAGTGCAAATGCAATTGACATTGCTTCAACATATGTTGGACAATCATCTATTACTACTTTGGGAACTGTCGCAACTGGAACATGGAACGCTGATACAATCGGTATTGCATACGGTGGAACAGGATTGACTTCTGTTGCAAAGGGTTCTGTCCTTGTTGCGAACTCTGCCAATACTCTGTCTGCACTTGACGGTGGCGGCGTTGATGATGGTATTCTTTTCTATACTGCAAACACTGACACACTTTCTTTTGCAACGAGTATTGATGGCGGCACATTCTAAGTAGTCATATAGGAGAACTTCGATATGGCTATTGCTATCAGACCAAAACGCTCGGAGACGGCACTATCAGTTCCTTCAGCGAGTGATTTAGAGGTTGGTGAACTTGCTATTAACATTGCTGACCAGAAGATCTATACCAAGACTTCTGGCGGCACTGTTGTAGAAGTTGCAAGTGCATCTAGTGGTGGCGGTAGCGGTGAAAATGTATCGTGGAGTATCACACAATCTTCACATGGATTTTCTGTTGCAGATGTGGTATACTATAACGGCACTAGTTATGCAAAAGCACAAGCAGATGACGATGAGACATTAGGTTTATTTGTTGTATCTGCTGTTGCAGACGCAAATACTTTTACTGCAACCTTTTCTGGTAAGATAAGTGGACTAACTGGTTTAACTGCTGGACAATATTATTATTTGTCTACAGGAACGGCCGGACTACTTACATCCACATTACCAACATCTGGTTACAGTAATCCATTGTTGTTTGCATTAAGTTCTACAGAGGGAGTTGTTCTTCCCTTTAGACCATCAGAAGTTGGTGGTAGTGGTATTCTTGCTATTTCAGATGGTGGAACTGGAGCATCAACTGCTGCAGGCGCAAGAACAAATTTGGATGTATATTCAACAACGGAAACAAGTGCTGTCGTTTCAGCATTTGCGATTGCATTGGGGTAAGATATGGCAGGCTCATCAAAAATAAAAGCACTTACATCTTCTGATGCAAATACATTGGCAGGGCAACCTCATAGTTATTATCTAGACGCAAATAACTTTACAAATATGCCTCCCTCTGATTTATCTGGCGATACAACGCCGCAGTTGGGTGGCAACCTTGACTTAAACTCAAACAATGTTACTGGAACTGGTAACATAAATGTTACTGGAACAATTACTGGAACATCTTTCTCAGGCCCACTCACAGGTAATGTTACAGGTAACGCTGACACAGCAACAACACTTGCAACCGCAAGAAATATTGCTGGAGTGAGTTTCGATGGTAGTTCTGATATTAGTCTTGCATCATCTAATCTAAGTGATGGTTCAAGTCTTGCAACATTGACTGATACACAGACACTAACAAACAAGACAATCAACCTCTCAAGTAATACTTTGAGTGGCACAACTGCCCAATTCAATACTGCACTATCTGATGGTTCGTTTAGAATTGGTTATCAGTCTGGTGAAATTATTGAAACGATTGCTGCAATTGCAGATGGAAGAACAGTAACAGTTCAGTCTGGTTCTTATACTATGGCCAATGTTACTGCTGTTCAATCTTCATCAACATCATATGCAGACATGAATGGAAGTTCTATTTCATATACCCCCCCAAGTGGAACTAATTATGTTGTATATGAATATCAGTTCAAAATGGATGTAACTAATAACTCTGGTATTTCTCATTATAAATTGTTTGTTGATTCAACTGAAGTTATTCCAGCATATAAAAACTATTCATCAAACTATGCATCAACAAACTGGCATCACGCAAACTTGCATACATCTGTTTATTGGGTATTTGATTTGACTGCTGGAAGCGATGATGCTGCAAATGGAAAGTTTGCAAGTTGGACTAGTGCAAAGACATTGAAGTGCCAGTTTAGAGGATATTCTTCAGGTTACGGTGTCAACATACACTCTAATGTTTGGAGAGATGGATCTGGTGCAAGTTCGCCATATACACTAACCAAACCAATGTTAAGAATACAGGCGATAGCATAATGACAGATATAAATGCAATGACAGACGCACAAAAAGAAGTTGATAGAAATCGTGCATTTGCCTATCCATCATACACAGAACAGTTGGATATGTTGTGGCACGCTATAGATGCAGATGAGACATTGAAAGTTCAGTTTGCAGACTTCTATAATGCGATTAAAGCGGTAAAGGATGCCTATCCTAAAGTGGATGCATAAATACTGTAAAAGGATGAAATAAATGGCAACACCTACAACAAGAACAGATTTTAAGGAATGGTGCTTAAGGAGTCTAGGTAAGCCTGTAATCGAAATCAATGTTGATCCAGATCAAGTTGAGGATAGAATAGACGAAGCACTACAATACTTTTCACAGTATCATTATGATGGTATCGAAAGAGTATATCTGAAATATCAGATTACCGCTTCTGACATCACTCGTGCAAGAGCAAACGATGCTGGAACAGTTGCAACAGATGTTGATGGTTCAACAACTGCAACTTGGTATGAGCAGAAGAACTATATTCCAGTTCCAAGTTCTATCATGTCTATCGTAAAAGTATTTCCTTTGACTGATAAACAGGCATTGAATATGTTTGACATTCGTTATCAGTTGAGATTGAATGATTTGTATGACTTCAGTTCAACATCTGTAATTCACTATGAAATGACAATGCAACACTTGGACTTCTTGGATCATATTCTTATTGGCGAAACTTCTATTAGACACAATCAACATCAAAATAGATTGTATTTGGATGCAGACTTTCAGACAGACTATGTAGAGAATGATTGGTTGATTATCGAATGTTATCGCAAACTCGATCCTGCTACATACTCAGATGTATGGGATGACATCTTCTTGAAGAAGTATGCAACTCAGTTAATTAAGAAACAATGGGGTGCAAACCTTTCTAAGTTTCAAGGTATTCAGATGTTGGGTGGTGTTGCACTCAATGGTGAACAACTATATACTCAGGCTCAAGAAGAGATTGACAAACTAGAAGAACAAATTCAACTTGCATATGAGTTGCCTCCTATGCATATGATAGGGTAAGTTATGCCAACAAATGTTTACTTTGATACAGGAACACGCCCAGAGCAATATCTCTATGAAGACTTAATCATAGAGCAGTTGCGTATCTATGGGCAAGATGTATACTATATTCCTCGTAAACTTGCAGGCACAGATTCTATTTGGCAAGAAGACATTAGTTCATCTTTTGAGTCTTCGTATTTAATAGAGATGTATATGGAAACAATTGATGGGTATGAGGGAGAAAAAGAACTCATGTCCAAATTTGGTTTAGATATACAAGACGATGCAACCTTTGTGGTTTCTAGAAGAAGATGGGAACAGTTCGTTTCTATTGATAATAACATTATCGAATCTTCTCGCCCGAATGAGGGAGACTTGGTTTACTTTCCAAAAGCAAACAAGTTATTTGAGATTACTTTTGTAGACAAGGATGACCCTTTCTACCAAGTTCATAATCTACCTACATACAAACTAAAGTGTAAAACTTTTGAGTATGGTTCAGAGGTTATGGATACTGGCATCACTGAAATTGATGCTGTTGAAGAAGATTTTTCTTTGGATCAATTGGCACACCAAATGACTTTAGAGGATGGAACTGGTTCTCTACTATTAGAGAATGCTGTAGAAGATGCAGAGGCGTCCTATATAATACTAGAAACTTATAATATTGCAACAATTGATAAGAACTCGCAAAACGATGACTTTGAACTTGCAGATGATAATATATTAGACTTTACCGAATCTAATCCATTCGGTGATGCTGGGATGAGATAATTATGATTGGACAACAATTTTACAACGAATCAACACGAAATGTCGTAGTGGCATTTGGAACATTATTCAACAAAATTCAGTTGAATAAGAAAGATGCGTCTGGAAATATTATTCAGACAATGAAAGTTCCACTTGCATACGGCCCAAAACAAAAATGGTTAGCGAGACTTACAGAAGACCCTAACCTAAACAAACCCACAGCGGTAACATTACCTCGTATTGGGTTTGAGATTTCTGGTATCTCTTATGACTCTACCAGAAAACAGAACAAAATTTTGAAAGTAAAAAAGGTTCTGGATGGAACAGATAGTTCACAGTTGAAATCTGGTTATATGCCTGTTCCTTACAATGTAAACTTTGAGTTATATGTTCTTGCAAAGAACTCTGATGATGCACTACAGATTGTAGAACAGATTCTTCCTTACTTTCAACCAGAATATACGGTGACTTTGAGAGAAGTTCCAGAATTAGAAATTATTCGTGATGTTCCAATCGTATTGAACAGCATTGGTTATGAAGATGATTATGAAGGAGACTTTACAAGTAGAAGAAGTATTATTTACACTTTGTCATTCACTGCAAAGTATTACTTGTATGGCCCTGTTACTTCTACGAATACTATTCGCAGTGTTCAAGTGGATCAGTATGCAGATATGCCTGTTAATGCTCCTGCTAGAGAACAGAGATATACTGTCACACCAGAACCAGTGAGTGCTGCTGCGACAGAATTTGACCCAGATGATGATAACTTTGGATTTAACGAAACTTCATCTTTCTTTGAAGATGCCAAAGAATATAATCCAACAACTGGTCAAGATGAATAAATATAGGTAAAGAATTTAGGATAAACGCAAATGGCAATTAGAAAAATTAGTTCCAGATCACTTGGAGATTCACAAGTTGATACAACAGATATTGCTGACGGTTCAGTTGACTTAGTAAAACTATCTGCAACTGGAACAAAAGATGCAACAACATATCTTCGTGGGGATAACACATTCTCTGCATTATCTACTACACTTGCTGGACTAGATGATGCAACGGTTTCTGCATCAGATCCAAGCCCCACTTCAAATAAAACACCAGTAGGTCATGTTTGGATAAACTCTACATCTGGTGAATCATATGTTCTTACTGACGCAACAACTAACGCAAATGTTTGGAAAAACATTGGTGATGGAACTGGAGCAGTGGAATTGCCGGTTATTGACGCCTTTGTTCTTGCTGGTGGCGGCGGCGGAGGTGGAACTGACTCTGATGCGCCAGGCGGTGGCGGTGCAGGCGGTTATCTTTATTCTACAAACATAACATTACAAGCCGCAACAACATATTCAATCACGGTTGGAACAGGTGGTGCTGGTGGGGTTGGTAAAAATTATGGTTCTGATGGTGGCGACTCTATCCTATCGGGAACAGGAATAACGACATTAACTGCTATTGGTGGCGGCGGCGGTGGCCACCCAGAAGGTGGAGCTGGAACTGGTGATCATGGCCGTGATGGTGGTTGTGGTGGTGGTGCTGGTTCTGGGACTGGTTCTGGACAACCAGGCGGTTCTGGAACTGCTGGGCCTCCAATACAAGGTTATGATGGAGGCGACTCTGTTAATTCACCAAGCAAAGAAGGTGGAGGTGGCGGTGGAACTGCTGAGGCTGGAAATACTGATGGACAAAGATATGGCGGCGATGGTATAAGTAATTCTATAACTGGTTCTCCTGTCACATATGGCGGTGGTGGCGCTGGTGGTATTTTTAGTTCTTCAACACAGGCATTTGGAGGTGACGGTGGTGGTGCAAATACAGCATCATCAACAAACTCAAATGGACAAAATGGAACTGATGGACTAGGTGGCGGTGGTTCTGGTGCTATGCGCTCTGCTGGCGGTGGATCGTGGAACGGCGGCGATGGTGGTGATGGAGTTGTTATTATAAGGATTCCAACTTCATCGTATTCTGGGGTAACTGTAACTGGTTCGCCACTAGTTACAACTGATGGAACTGATACAGTAGTTAAATACACTGGTAACGGAACATTTGTAACGGCATAATAGGAAAGAACATGGCATATTGGGCAAAAGTATTAAATGGTAAGGTTTTGAATGTTAGTGTTGGAGATAATGCTCCAATTGACAATACTGTTGGCGCTTGGTTTGAGTATTATAAACCATGCGATGGAACACAGACACAGAAGTATAATCAGGCATATATTGGAGGAAATTACGATAAAGGTGAAGACGCATTTTATGATCCTCAACCGTATCCATCATGGACATTAGATGAAAATTTCAAGTGGCAACCTCCTATAGCAGGCCCAGTTAATGGTGGTGCAAATTGGAATGAAGAAACCCAAACTTGGGATGCAGTAGAGTGATAATATGTCTAATCAGACTGATATTTTAGATAATGTTCTTGGTGTTACAGATGTTGTGGAAACAACGACAAGAGATGTGACGCCTCCGAAACCAGTTCTTGTTCCAGAAACAAAACTGAATGAAGAGGACATTGACAATGATTATAAATATCAGAGAGAAAACTTTTATAATCTGATAGAAAGAGGACAGGATGCAATTGATGGTATCCTAGACCTTGCAAGAGAATCAGAACATCCTAGAACCTATGAGGTTGCTGGGAACTTGATAAAACAGGTTGCAGAAGTCACAGAAAAACTTGGAGACTTACAATCAAAGATGAAGAAACTCAAAGAAGTTCCTAACTCTGCACCAAAGAATGTAACAAACGCATTATTTGTGGGAAGCACAGCAGAACTACAGAAGATGTTAAAAGGAAAAGAATAAGATGCCATTAACTAG